GCCATAAAAGGCGGACAATGGAACCTTGAGCGACTTCCTCACCGCGTTGACCGCGATCGCCGCAAAGACGATACTTTCAACCGGAAAGCATGTCGCTGAACCCATCGACGAGAACTTGGCCACGGAAATAACACCATGACCAGGTACAAGGGCGCGTTGGCTGCGAGAAGCAAGCAATGCAGCAAGGAGCTGCGGCTGCGAGCGGAACACCGCCGACACGACCTCCACCGAAACACGGTCCGACGCCTCAGACAAGTCCAAGGTCGCCAGATCCTGCGTACCTGAGCCCACACGAGCCATAACACGATTCCGCTCCTGAGTCGAAAGGTTGACACAGGGGGCGGTTCCGCTGAATTGGCCCATGAATGCGCGTAGTAAAGATTGCTGCGCGTACTGCATGGAAACGGGCTCAACTGCAATGATACGGGCTTTCGACGCCGTCTTAGGAACGGAGATGACCCTAACAGGTGTCTCCGCTTCGGGTTCGGGCATGGAGATGAGTGGCAACACGTCACCCGCATGGGAATACCCAGCGAGTACATAGTCCGCCACAGGGAACTCTCGGTCCAGTCTTACAGGCCACGACGGGATATCATACTTCCCGTTCGCGGAAATTCCTTCCGCAGTGGCCCCGGGACCGTGCCGGGGGATGAGATCGCCCCGACTGCACATGTCGTTGACCGCCCGTAGTGGGCGGCCGAACAACCATGCAGAAGTAAGGGACAACTCCCGCAGAAGCTCGGAATCATACCAGGCATCTGCCATCTCCTCCTCACACACTACATATCCATCAACAGAAGCAGAAGCGCGGGCCGGGTCACAAACCTCAAACAATTTCTCTAAGAGGCCAGTGATCTGCCGTACCGCTTGAATTGCTCCTATATCAGGAGTCTGCAGCAAGGTACCATCGTAAGTGAACACACGCACAAGGAAACCTGACAAGAATGCCGGGAGACCGAGCTTGCCTTTCCGCCTAAAGGCGGTCATGGCCAGCAGAGGTGCGCTTGATGCTTCCGCAAGGGCCCGTTCGAAGGCCACGCGGAACGTCGGGAGGGTTATCGTTAGAAACGACTCACCCTCGTGTTCAAATCTCGCCTCGAGCGTTTGCTCGTCGCGAGTGGTGTCCACATCGCACATGCGGCCTGCGTTACGCAGGACCGCCAAATGGAGGGTATTCAGGCTTTTCACGACACCCCTAGAGGCAATCGATCCATAGCCAGGTCCGCAGGACCGCGCCACGTCCAGTGACGCGATCCAGGACTCAGGTGTCAAGCTTGAAAGTTACAGCTCTCCACCCAGTAGCTGGGTGATCTTGGCCCCCGAGCTCGCCGTGAGGTAAGCAAGGAAACCGTCGATTACCAACTTCTGCTCCGCGACAGTGTAACCGAGAACCGGAACGTCGGCGACCAGGTAAGCACCCATTCGGTACTCCTGGGAAAGTTCGGCGTTGAACGGATCGGCTGCGATCTTCCGCTCGTCAATACGGATCATCCGGCGATTGCGATTCCGCCCCTTCGACTGGCCAATGGTCAGCGTGTGGAGAGAGTCGTTTGCCGAGAAGAGCCCCTTGACGCTGTCGATTCCGACACGAGGCATGGAGATTGCAACACTGTTGATAGTTACGGACTGAGGATCAGCGAA